TGTATTCGATTCTGGCGTGTTCGGCATGCTTGGCGGCCTTTTCGAGTTTGCGGACATCTTTGCGGTTTCCGGCATCGTAGGTCATCCCCCGGCGACCATTCGTTGGACTAGGTTCTGGCCACCGCCTACGTCGATTTGGGAGGCGTTGGCGCCGGCTTTGGTTAGGGCTTCCATCTGCGCAGCTTGTTGGGCCGCTTGCTGTTGCTGCTGCCGGGTTTGGCGGATTTGGGTGAGTTGGGCTGGAGAGCGGATAATGCGTGGGCTGTTGTTGAGTAGCGATGAATAGATGTCGAGGGCCATGTCGATGTCGAGGTTGTCCACGGCTGCGGGATCGATTCCGGCAAGCTGGCCGGTGATTTGGAACATGCGTTCGATGGATCCGGCTTGGGCTGCGTTTTGGGAGATCTCTAAGAGCGAAGAGAATTTAACATCGATGTTCTTCCCGGCCACTTCCGGAGGGGGAGGTGGAAGGATGTTGGCGCGAACCATGATGCCCCAAACGCGGTCGACGATGGGGGTGAAGACTTCGTTGTAGAGACGCTGGAAGACCGGGCCTAACATTATTAATGACTCTGCTTTGCGCATGTCCCACTCTACAGCAGTGATGTTGGAGCGGGTTTCGAATTGGGAGGCGACGTTGAAGAGGTTGTTGAAGAAGGTATCGCGGATGCGTTTGCGGACCTCTTCGAGATCGGCGGTGATGGAGGCGATATCTGGTTTCCAATTGCCGTAGGCGGGTTTCATGCCGTCGTTGCCGGTGGACATCATTCCTTGCAGGAAGGTGATGCCTCCGGGAAGGAGGGAAGCGGGTTGGTTCTTCAATTGGACGTCTGCAACGAGAGGGGGGTTGATGCCTTTGTCTATGCCTTGCGCCTTGCGGCGGGTTTCTTGTTGGAGTTGCTTTATGTCAGGTAGAGCGTCCATACCAACGCTACGGCCATAAGGGTCGTTTCCCACCAAATCCCAGCGTCCAATAATAGCAGCACGCTCATTAAAACCGCGCTTGCGAAGGAAACCGCGAGAGCTTGTACCGCTTTGAGGATTGGTTGCTCCTCCCCACTCCCAGTAAGTCTCACGGTACTTGAAGTGCTTGGGGATGCCGTATTTTTCAGGGTCGGTGTTGGGTTCAATGGCATGGGCGATTATGACCTCTCGGGTTAGCCCGGCTCCGTCTCGGCGGTCGTAGAATTGCTGGATCATCGAGGAGCAGTTCTCCCAACCGAATTCGTCAACGGTTTGGGATATGGTGTAGGTGAACTCACGGTAGAAGATGACGGGGCGGTATTTACCGTCGATGTCGACGTAGTATTCGCCGAAGCATGGGTTGATACAGTTGATGACGTTGTCAAAGTCTTCGTAGATTAGAAGGACCGCGGTGCCGAAGACCACGAGGTCGAACATGAAGACCGCCATCGCGGTGTAGAAGTTGGATTCCGCGAAGATCAGGTACATGAGGCGCTCGCACTCGGCGAGCCAGAGGGAAACGGGGGAGGTTTGCGTGGAGTCGATATGACCGGCGTGTAGGCCTACCCACTTGCGTGTGGGGGAGCAAGTGCCAGAGAACATCCCTGCGGCAAGGTTGCGGGCTGCAAGGGTGCCGGTCGAGTCGAGGATGTGTTGGTTGATGGGGCTGCCGCGGTTCATCTGGTTCGGGGTAATGAGCCATTTGTAGCGCCGGGGGAGGATGTAGTCGGCCAGTTCGCGGCAGTGGGTCCACCATGAGTAGCGATTGTTTCGTAGGCCCAAGAGGCGGCCTTGTTGGAAGGAACGAAGGCGCTGGTCTTGCTCCGAGGCGAAGTCGGTGTTGCGGGAGAATTGGCGCCAGTCGACAAGGGCGTTCATAGACGAAGCTCCCTGGCTAGGTGGCAGGGAAGGTACCGACCATAATGGGCCGTAGTGGTAGCTCTTCCCTGCCTAGTGGGGATCGATAGCTGCGCTGTGGCTGCTGATCCGGTGGTGTGGCTTATCAGGCCGGGTGGGGATGGTTGGACCGGAGTGAATGCCGGCCGCTGGCTTGCCTTTCCTCTGGAGTGGAGCATAGCTCGGGTCGCCGGGTGCGGCTCAGTCGAGATGCTGGAAGGGGTCATCTAGCGTTCCGCTGATCTGATGGGATGTAGTTCCAAGGAGGGGTGAAGTCATTACAGGTGCATGGCTGGCCTGGGGCTCCACAACATTCATGAGCAACCTTGTCTGGGTGCTCTTCACAAACCCAACCTGTGTCTTGGCATTTCTGACAGTTCATTTCAGGACCTGTAGCTTGGCTCGGCGACCTCGGGCTACGCCTGTTTGCAATGCCTTGGCTCCGCCTGCGGATGGAATGGAACGGCCCTGGGCGGCATCGGGCAATTGGCCGGACTTGGACATATCCGCCGCGGCCATCAAATAATTAATTGGTGAAGCTGGAGCGGACTGGCCGGTACGGGCCATCATTTCGGGAGGGAGCATTGGAGCCTGGGGCATCATCCGACCTTCCGTTTGAACCAGACGTAGGCTCCTGACCAATGCCAGGCTTCCCAGCCATCAACGCCAAGGCGGTTCATCTCGTCGAGGGCACCGCCTATGGTTTGGCCCAGGTCAGTTTGTATGTAGCAATATTCCCACATATCACTTCACTCCCTGAAGCGTGGATGGGGCCGAGGAGCCTTTGGCAGGGAGCATCTGGGCTCCCAAGAAGGATGGGGTCTGGGACTTCTGTCCGGGCTTCTTCCCGAGTGGGGCTTGGCCGAAGACCGGTGGTGGTGGCGGAGCATTGGGGAGTTGTGGTAGGGCCTGTTGGGGCTGGTCTGGGGTCACAGGCGTAACTCCACAAGTTGTGGGAGGATGTGGTTTACGTGACCGTCTTGAACACGAACGAAGCCAGTGCCATAGATCAACATATCCCAGTGGGCCTTGAAGCACTCACGTCGTGCGATTCTAAGCTGGCGGTAGTACCATTTCCATACTGCTTTGGTCATGCTGCCTCCATGTGTTCTGGTGCATAGGGGTTGTATTCGGTTTGGTGCAGGATGGGCTGGAGGTGTTCGCCGCCGGCATGGGCGTGAGGGGCCAACGGCCCGCCGAAGGTCAGCGCGAGGGCGTCGAGGTCGTCCAGAACCAGTCCTGGATTATCGGCTAGAATATCTTCTTTGGGTGTGAGGAGGATCTTTCCTTGCTTGTCGTGGGTGTAGCGGATGGCGAGCATTGCGGTTCGCAGGTCGGCGTCGATAGGGAGAAGTCCTGTCCGGGTCCATGACCGAAGCGCTCCATACATCGCTGCACGTTTGTTGGCGTACTGCTCCCCTGCATTATCAAACACAATTCCTGTAATGTCATCCTTGGCTCCGAATTGGACTTCGCTGACGTAGAGATGCTTGGCCCGGCAGTTGTCTACGACGCCACCCCCAACACCGCCACCGTCGATGAAGATCCCGTCGGGGTGCCATTGGGTCCAGCAGTCGAAGACGGAGTTGGCGAGTTCAACGGTGCTGATGCCGTTGTAGACCTTCCGAGTAATGGACCTAGCATCCCGTCCTTTACGAGGGAAGATAACGCTGTTGTTGGCCCCATACCGGGCGACGTCAACCCCGAGAGCCAGAGGTGTGGAGGCATCGACGAAGACCTCGCGATCGGGGGACATCGCGCCATCGATGTCGGAGACAAGGAAGAATTCCATCAGGCCCTGGCGGGGGAATTGGCCTAGGATGCGGATACGGACGTAGTCGCTGTCGTCGCCGTAGATGCCGATTAATTGGGCGATACGTTTCTTGTTGGTGATCGGGACTTCGCGGCTATCGATGGCAGTAGTGTGCCACATTCCAGAGTGAGCGCCGCCTTCGAAGCACTCGCGAAAGCGGCCGGTGTTGCGTGTGGGGTTGCCATAAATGAGCCAGAGGAGTTGGGTGTCGCTGTCGGAGAAGGCACCTTCGGCGGTTTCGAAGATGATGTCTTCGATTTCGCTGGCCTCGTCGAAGATGAGAAGGAGGCGGTTGCCTTTGTTATGGAGCCCGGCGAAGGCTTGGGGGTTGGTCTTCGACCATGGGATCATGTCGATCCGCCAAGTGCGTTCCCTGCTAGGATCCTTGCTGAGAAGAGAGGTGTCCTTTAGCTCGAAGTGTTGGCGGATGATTGGGCTCAGGAGGTTGAACCATTTGCCAAGCTCGGCCCAGGTTTTGGTCTTGAGTTGGATCTCGGTATTGGCGGTGACGACCCCACGGCAATCGGGGAAGGTGATGAAGGCCCACAAGACCAGCTGCGCCACTGTCGTAGACTTGGCGATGCCGTGACCGGAGGCGGTAGCTTCGAGGATGGCACCGTCCACCGTTAAGAGACCTAGGCGTATACGTTCCATCTGAGCCTTGGCCCAAGGCATGGGACCATCGAAGGCCTCTAACTGCGTTCCAGGCGTAAGCCACGGGAAGGCACCCATTACAAAGGCGTAAGGGTCATCCCTCACACTCACTAGCCATTCGGCAAGTTCAGGTTCCATGCGGGAGCCTCACCTTACGGCTGCGCCGGCAATCCGAAGGGACAGACAGCGCCGAAGGAGCCATGCCGGGAACCTTGTCAGCCATCTGTCCCTCCATCATCCCCGCTGGTCACCAGCCGACTGGCGGGAATTCCGGCATCCGTGGTCGCTCCACGGGAGCCGAACTGTTGCTTCGCGTCGATGACGTTGCTGCGGCCGGAGGCCCTGGCGACTTGTTCCATCATTTTGGCGAAGTCTAGGTTCTCGTTCCTGTTGACGATCTTCTTGGAATAGCCGAAGCGATCGGCCCGGTCCGAAGTGAGAGCCATCAGGTCCTTAAGGGAGATCTTCTCCACGCCGTCATCGTCCCCGTCAAGCCGGTCCTCGATCTTGCGCTCGGCCCGGAGCATGTTTGAGGTAGAGGTTTCCCAAAACTCATCCACGCCCCGGACATAAGCTTCGTCGACTTTGTCCTTGTAGGCCGCAACGAGTTCGCAGAAGGCCGGGTCATGTCGAAGCTGATGGAGCCGGGTATAGCTGAAGCCGGTCAGGCGTAGGATCTCTTCGGTGCGGAACCCAGCCGCGACCATCCGCGCCAAGCGATGATGGGTCTCCCGCATGGCCTTGGGCCGGTTCTGTGGCGGCCTCGGGCCTTGCAGAGCCAGCATATCCTCACGCGTAAGCGGGCGGACCCCTACGACTTTGGGCGCCTTGGCCAGCTTACCGCGATGAAGCGTCGGTCTGGAGGTCACAACAGTCTCCGTATGTAAACCTTAGGCCTATCCTCGAGGGGAGGCAGGCCCGTGATCGTTATCATCTGCTTCAGGATCGCCCTGATATCATCCGGGATTGGAAGGATCGGTTTAGGCTCGGGCCTTGGATTATGCATCACGTTATGCTTTGGCATGAACATCTTGATGAAATGAACCTCAAGCGTTCCTAGTTGCCCTAACATGCACGGAAGAAACCAAACGCTATCGAACGTAATCCCTTTCCCATTAACCGCAGGGCCGATGTCATTCCCATACAAGTTGGAACCAAGCTTCTTCCCTCGATTCCTCACATGGGTATAAATCCGCATCATCGGCTGCTTCGACTTCCCAACATACACAACCTGACCCTTCTTCACTAACGCATACACTCCACAATGCATCAGCTTAGAAATATTCAAAAACCCGTATTCTTCCACCGGACGGCACTCCTAGGATTCCTACACATGGCCCATTATCGCATGTATCCATACCCGTTGTCAAGCATTATTATTTTTATACCAATAGGCCCTAAACCCAAATATTATATTTTGAGTGCCGAAGCATACTGCGGCCCCGCGCAGAGACAAAATTTTGGCCCCCACCCCGAAGGGATGAGGGCCTCAGGTAGGCTGGGCGTGGTATGCCAGATGCCAGAGGTCAGGGCTTCGTGGCGAGGAGGGCCGAGTTGGTGGTGATGAAGGCTTGAATGGTGAGGTGGTGATCGAGGAGCCGCTCCATCTGGCCACGATAGAGCGTGATGGGGAAGCGGCCTAGGCCGTAGACGCTGATGGCGCCCTTCTCGGATACTTTCAGGGTCAGGGCCTTGGGCTTCGATGCCGCTGCGAGCAGGGCTTGCATGTCCGCAAGCTTCTGCTTTAGGGCTTCGTTCTCTTGGGCAAGGTTCGGGAGGATGGTCATTGGCATGAACTCCAGCGGCATGATTGCCGTTCGAGCAACATAGCACGATCCCATCGAAGCGCAAATCACAAAATCGTGATCGATCCCTTAGATAGTCCCTGATTAGATCCTGATTACTCCCTGATACCCAGCTTAGTCCACCTCCCTCACCGTCCCTCCGGGTAGGGGGGACTATCCTCCTCCTCCTCAATCTTCTCTCTCTCTCTCTCTCTAGATAAG